CATCTCTTGGGTTTATAATTAAATCTTCACCAAAGTTATCATGTGACCACAATCTAATCTGTGCGCCGGGAACAGTAATTGAAGCTGCACTACCCCAACCTACAAAATCATCTGTAGTTAATGTGTTGCCTTTAGACAATCTAACTAATGATCCGTTATCATGAGTTGTTGCAGTTGTTCCACTATGACCTCTAGTAACAGTCATTGTATTGTCATCTGCAGATGCAGTTATTAACATTAATTCATTACCAACAAGAATCACATCTCCATCTGTAGTCATTCCTGTTTCATCAACAACATCAACATCTGTTTCACTTGCATCTAAAGCTTCATTTAAAGTGGTAGCCAAAGCACTACTAGTTGTACCGCTCCACTGTCCAGCACCCCAACCAGTACCACCCACAGTCACATCTAAACCAGTATTAAGTTGATACTCACCAACAACACTAGCTCCACCATTACCCGTATCAGATGAATTAGCAGCTATGCTTGATGTTATTGTATAAGAATTAGAGCTTATCAAAGAAGTGATTTGATATTCTTGATTTAAGACATTAGCTGTTAAATTACCACCTAAACTAGATGCACCTGAAAAAGTTACAAAATCATTTTCGTTTGCACCATGTGCTGGATCAGAAACTGTTATTGTTGTTGAGCCATTAGTCGCACTAAATGTTACATCCCCTGCGGCAGTAGTGTTTCTTATAGGGGTTATATCGTTAAATGTTTGACCTTCTTCTATATAATACTTCAAATGAGTGCCAATACCTAAGAAATCAGATCCGTCTAAAGCAACCCAGTTATGTAGTCTTCTTGCTGTGCCTTGAAAAGTATTAGAAGAATATTTTATCCAACCACCTATTTTTTCTGGTGTGCCAAGCCTAAACCTTATCTTATCACAATCTACAAAGCCACCTTCATTACTAAAAGGAGTAATATCTGAAACAATTCCTGACTTAAATTTTAAAGGTATATAAGTCATTAATCTATTCTCCCTGCTACTGTACCATTATTTGTCAATGATACATTACTTTGTCCTAAAATGTAATAGCCTTTGGCGCCACCAGCTATACCTGTTACACCATTTGTAGGTGCAGATGCTGGAAAAGTAACGCTTGTTCCCGAACCATTTGTACCTGTTGATCCAGTAGAACCATCGGCACCCAAAGCTCCTCCTGCTCCTCCAGAACCACCATTTCCTGCATTGTTTGATCCAGTAGAACCACTTGACCCTGAACCAGCTGATTGAGTAAATCCTTGACCGACACCTCCAGAACCTCCAGAACCACCTGATTGAGTAGCTAAACATGTACCAGAAACAGAGCCACTTAATGAGTTATAATAAAAATTAGGTGCTGTCGTTCCTTGGTGAGCGGTGGTTCCATAAACAGTAAAATATGTTGTCGTTGATGCAGTTATACCCGCTGTACCACTATTAGAAACAGACGTACCTGCACTTGATGTACTTGTGCTTACAGAAATAGTGGGTGTTCCGTATCCACTGCCATATTGAGAACTAATATTAGCAGAAACAGTGTAAACGCCAGTGGTGTTTGTTTGTGCAGAAAAATATATAGGACCTCTATTCGCACAATTACCACCCACCCCTGTTCCCGCACCACCTAAAGAATTTAAATCAAACTGTGCTGGATTAATACCACGACTAAATTGCGCTCCAATACCGCCCCATAGTCTATCTGAAACAACACCCCTACCATCTAAATCACCACTATAAATAGAAAACCAACTTGGAGTGTTATTTTGAGGTGTTGAAGTGCCTCCACCTCCTTCATCAACTAAATTAGAAAAGGTAGCATTAGCCGTGTAAACACCTTTACCGCCTGTTCCTCCAGCGCCACCTCCACCTCCACCGCCTTTGAGGTTAGCGCCACTATTGTTATTTAATGTTATAGCAACATCTGCCTTTAAAGCAGTTCCACCATCAGAAGCGGCAGCACCGCCTTGTCCATAGATATTACCATTGTTTGTTACTGTTATTGTACCAGAACCACCCGTTGCTAAAGTTATAGCAGGTGTACCAGAAGATGTACTATAAACAGTAACACCTGCATTTATAATTATAGTCTTGGGATAATCTACTGCGTAATCATCACCAAATATACCTGTGCCAGACTGTTGTGTAGCGTTAGACGAAAAGGTTTTCTGCCATCCTTTAGCTTGAGAATAGAAATTATTAAAGCTTATAGCACCACTTGTAGGAACACCAGCTGCCAAGTTTGTTGCTGTATTATTGGCAGCATTAGATCTTACATTTGTGTTTGCTCCACGATAATAACCAGCCATGTCAACGGCTCCACTGCCACCAACAAATTCAGTTCTTATATCTGAAGCTGATATTGCACCCGAAGCCGCTAAAGTCATTATGGAGATCCAAAAGCTGTTATGTTATCCGCTGAAGTTACAGCACCATTTGATGCTAATTTAAAAACTGTTGTGCCATTATACTTAAATAATAAATCATTATCTCCAGTATCTAGTTCTATGGCCCATTTGCTAGATCCAAACAAAATAGCATTGCCGTTTGTATCAAGATCTCCACCAAGCTGTGGTGTTGTATCATTAACTAAATCTGTTGGCACCAAAGCTACATTAGCATTTGACCCTGTACCATCTGCATAAACAATTCTTGTAGTTCCATTAGCTATAGTTACAGTAGTGCCTGATCCACCACCCTGTTTAATTGTGGCTGTTTGACCAGTACTATTCTTAAATATATACCATTTTTGCTGATCATTAGGGTCAATAGTAAGATTAAACGCTGTTGCAGGTGTTCCAGAAAGTATAACTATTTTATAATGACCATTTGATAATGTTCCGTCACTAGCAGTTAAAGTTGTGTTACCGCTAATTGTTAAGGTTAACACCCCGTTTACGGTTCTATCTATAATATCTAAATTATTATTAGTTGTATCACCCCAAGTTCCAGCCTGTTCGCCAGAACCTATTTTTTCTAAACCGCTATTGTTAGTGTATGTACTTGCCATTTTTACCTCATTCTACTTCTATTTCAGTCCATGTATCTGAACCAGAAGGGGTTGCCTGTGTCCATGATTCTGTTCCGCTTGGTGTAATGGTAACATAGTTTTCTGGACTTGCTCCTGCATTTATATCTTCAAATAACAATTCACCAAATGTGCCTTGAGTAAAGTTTAAATCTTTGGTTGCAATACCTGATCCTATCATAATACCATTTGTAGTTTTTGTAAATGCAGACTGGATATCGGCTGAATCTTCTTTAACTACGTTTGCAGCGGATGTTTCTGTAAAATTAAAATCAACGTCTGAATTAGCACCAGCACTTATATAAATAGCTGTTGATGTTTGGGTAAAGTTACCATCTAAACTTGCAACACCAGACATGATACCCACACCTGCATTTGCAGCAGATGCAATACCACTCATTTCGGATACACCTGCTAATACAATACCTTGATCGGCAATAGAGTATTCAGATAGAGCAGATGCACCTAACATCAATCAGCTTCCTGTATTGTGTTGCCTTCAGCTACCCATTCTTGGATTGCTTGGTAATGTCTGTTAGCAGGGTCTAGTGGGACTGACATGGTGATGCCATCGATGGTTGCGGTGATACTACAGTTTTCACCATTAAATACATTGTACTGGGTTGATGTAATATTCATTTGTTCCATTTATAGCTCCGCATCTGCAATTATATGACCGCCAGTAACTCTTCCTATAGCAACTTTATTTAAGACTTGGTCTGTAAAATTACCCATTTCACAAAAACCAGAAGCTAAACCAGACGTATCAAAATTGTATACAATCAAATTTGTAGACGATTGTGTCCTATTATATGCAACATTGTTTACCGTAAATCCTGCATCTTGACTAAAAGATGGCGTAGCTCTCATTGTCGTTGCAAATGTTATCATCCCAAACACATTTGTAGTGCTTGTACCTTGACCAATAAAATTTCTAGTAGTTTGATAATACCTCTGACACAAAGCAAATTCTTCCCCGTATGACCTATGCTCAAATGGTGTGGCTTGTTCGCCTACTTCTAGTTGGACTCCAGTGATAAAGAAATCATTATCTGTAGAAGAAGCTATGTTAATAGTTTGACCGGGTGCTGAGTTAGCTTCAACGTTTGATTCCCAATTAGATGGTAAAGTTCCAGACGTTTTGTTTCCACCTGCCTGTAACCAAAAATATATCTGTAAAGATAAAGCATTATCATCATCAAGAGTACCTGTTGTATCAGGTTGATATGTTAAAACTTTTCTTTCCCATGTGTTTGCAGAATCTATTGTATACGATTTAGCATTATATCTGACATTATCATTATCATACAAACCTACAACTGCTGTGCCTGTAAGATTACTTTTTACATAAAAAGAAAGTGTTAAATGTTCTGCATCAGATGTACCCTTTTTAACTTGTTGCAAGTCTTGCCCTTCAATATTGTATATTAACCTTATTGCTTCATTGTCTGCTAAAGCTGTTTCAGCAGTAGTACAATCGAACTTCATAGAGTTAGCAAATCCATTAGGACTATCAGATGCTTGTGTTATTGTAAACTCACCATTAGGTGAACCTGCTTCAGCAAACTTAAACCTATCTAAGTAATAAGAATTGTCACCATTGCCAACACCAGTAAAACTCGTTCCCCTCTGTGACACGTTCATAGCACCATTGATGATAATATTCCTTCGCCCACCAATCTGACTATTGGATAGGATTTCACCCATCTTTGCTAATTCTGCTGCTTTGGTCATGCTAAGTCTCCTTGAAACGCTATGCTTATTTCGTTTCTATCTGTAACAGTAGCTCCTGAATTTGAAATACTAAAGTCAGTGTCTGAAGTTGTTATAGCATCTCCACCAGAATTTCTAG